AGTTCCTTGAAACGAGAAAGTTTCAGATAGAAGAAATTGCACGCCTTTATCGTGTGCCTCTTCACATGATTGGCGACCTCGATCATGCGACATTTTCGAACGTAGAACATTTGTCGCTGGACTTTGTGAAGTATTCCCTCGACCCTTGGATTGTCCGCTGGGAACAGTCCTTACAGAAGTCGCTTTTATCGGATTCCGAAAAAGGACAGTATTTCATTAAATTCAACGTTGAGGGACTGCTCCGCGGCGACTATGCAAGCAGAATGCAGGGCTATGCAACGGCACGTCAGAATGGCTGGATGTCGGCAAATGATATTCGTGAATTGGAGGATATGAACCGGATTTCCGATGAAGAAGGCGGAAATATTTATACTCTGAACGGCAGTATGACACCATTAAACAAGTGCGGTGCAGCTTACGAACAGAAAGGCGGTGATGACAGCGATGAAACATCAGATCAGTGACCTATATCAAATGCAGTCGCTCCCTCTTGATATGAAAATCAGAATGACCGAAAATCGTATTAGGGGCTGGTATGAACACTATGGCGGTGAAATTTACTGCAGTTTTTCGGGTGGAAAGGATTCTGTTGTACTCAGAGATATTATAAAAAATACTCCGGGTGTATACGATGTTCCATCTGTTTTCTGCGATACGGGGCTTGAATATCCGCAGCTTAAGGCGTTTGTAAAAAGCTGTGAGAATGTAACGATTATCCGACCAAAGATGACTTTCCGACAGGTCATTGAAAAATACGGCTATCCTGTTATTTCAAAGGAAGTTGCAAGGCGTGTGCAGTATGCGAAAAAAGCAGTTGCAGAGGGTCGTGAGAAAAATCACGGGGACTACCAAAAACTCTGCGGTCATGCTGTTGATAAGAACGGTCAGAAAAGTCAGTTCAACTGCGAAAAGTGGAAGTTTCTGCTTGACGCACCCTTTAACTGTTCTTCCGAATGCTGCACGATAATGAAGAAAAATCCCATGAAACAGTACGAAAAAGAAACAGGAAGAGTCCCTGTTGTGGCAACAATGGCGTGTGAAAGCCGTCTGCGAAAGGAGCAATGGCTGATTCACGGCTGTAACGCTTTTGAGGCGAAACGTCCACGTTCTCAACCCATGTCATTCTGGACGGAACAGGACGTGCTTGAATATATCTATAGCCGCAAAATTCCTTATGCACAGGAAGTGTATGGGGATATTTTTATAGACAAAAACGGAAAATATCGTACCACAAAAGCACAGCGCACAGGCTGTGTTTTTTGTATGTTCGGCTGTCATCTTGAAAAAATACCTAACCGCTTTCAGCAGCTTGCAGTTTCTCATCCGAAGCTGTATAACTACTGTATCGGCGGTGGCTGCGAGGTTGACGGTGTATGGCTCCCCGATAACAAAGGGCTTGGACTTGGAAAGGTTCTTGACTATATCGGTGTTAAGTACGAAAAGGAGGATAACGAGAATGGAAAAATTCTGGAACTGGATAAAAAATGAGGACAGCGGAGAAACTGAGCTTTTCTTTGAAGGTCCTATCTCAGACGAAACTTGGTGGGGTGATGAGATAACGCCTGCAATGTTCCGTGATGAACTGGCGAAGGTAAGCGGAAATCTGACTGTTTGGATCAACAGTCCGGGCGGCGATTGCATTTCGGCAAGCCAGATTTACACAATGCTCCGCAATCATAAAAGCAAGGTGACAGTAAAAATTGACGGCATCGCTGCAAGTGCGGCATCCGTTGTGGCAATGGCGGGAGATGAAACGCTGATCAGTCCGACTGGCTATTTAATGATCCATAATCCTATGACTTTGGCGAGCGGAAACAAGTCCGATATGGAAAAAGCAATTGCTCTTCTCGACGAAATCAAGGAGGGCATTATCAACGCATATGTCCGAAAAACAGGGCTTTCCCGCAATAAAATTTCAAAGCTGATGGATGATGAAACGTGGCTGAATGCTGAAAAAGCATTGCAGTTGGGATTCGTGGACGGTATTCTTTTTGATGAAAAGAAAAAGCCGGTTGCTTCTGAAGAGAATGAACCTAACGAAGATGAATCCAACGAAAAATCAGATGAAAATGATTCTGACGAAGATGAAGAAACTCCTGATAAACCGCAGAAAAATACAGCCTCTATGCTGTATTCACCGACAAAAACTACCGCATCGTTGATGCAGAAAATATCCGCTATGACGCCGAGAGGCGTTCCCATAAATCAGCTTGAAAAAAGGCTGGCACTTCTAAAAAATTGATTGGAGGAATGATTATGACCATTCAAGAACTGAGAGAAAAAAGAGCAAAGGCATGGGACGAGGCACGAAATTTCCTCGATTCCAAGCGTAATGGCATCGGACTTTTGCCCGAAGAGGATTCCAAAACCTATGACGCAATGGAAGCTCAGATCGTAGCTTATGGCAAGGAAATCGACCGTCTGGAGCGTCAGGAAAAGATGAATGCCGAGATGAACGCACCGACTTCCACGCCCATTGTGTCTGTCCCCGGAGTACATTCCGCAGATTCCGAAAAGTCCGGCAGAGCGTCCGCAGAGTACAGCAAGGCGTTCTGGAATAATGTTAGAAATCGCAACTGGGTTGACGTTCGCAACGATTTACAGATTGGTGAGGACAGCGAGGGCGGTTATCTTTGCCCTGATGAGTTTGAGAAAAAGCTTGTTGAATCATTGGAGGAAGAGAATATTTTCCGTCCGCTGGCAACCAAAATCAACACTTCAAGCGGCGATAGAAAAATTCCGATTGTGACCTCAAAGGGCGAGGCTGCGTGGCTCGAAGAGGAAGAGGCGTACTCCCTTTCCGACGACACTTTCGGTCAGATTGCCCTCTCCGCATACAAGGTTGGTACAGCTATCAAGATTTCGGAAGAACTGCTGAATGACAGCGTTTTCGACCTGCCGTCCTATATTGCGAAAGAGTTCGGTAGAAGAATCGGTGCAAAGGAAGAAGAAGCGTTTCTTACCGGTGACGGCAAGGGAAAGCCTACCGGCATTTTCGCTGATATCGGCGGTGCGGAAAATGGTGCAACCACAACCGGTGCGACTATCACTTTCGATGACATGATGGAACTTTTCTACTCGCTGAAATCCCCATACAGAAAGAAAGCTGTTTGGATTCTCAACGAGCAGACCGTTAAGGCACTCCGCAAGGTCAAGGATAGCAACGGCAACTACATCTGGCAGGCTTCAATTTCTGACGGAATCCCCGATACAATTCTCAATCGCCCTTATGTAACTTCCGTTTATGCACCGACACCTGATGCCGGAAAGAAAGCCATTGCTTTCGGTGACTTCTCGTATTATTGGGTAGCTGACCGTCAGGGGCGTTCTCTCAAGAGATTGAATGAACTGTTCGCCATGAACGGACAGGTCGGTTTCCTTGCTTCCGAGCGTGTGGACGGCAGACTGATTCTTCCAGAAGCTGTCAAGACACTTACCGTCAAGGGCGGAACGGCAAAGGCGTAATTTTATGATTACACTGGCTGAAGCTAAAAATTATTTGCGTGTTGACTGGGACGACGACGACAAGCTTATCCTCTCGCTGCTCGATACCGCAAAAAAGCTGTGCATGGACGTTGGCAGAATGAATGAAGAGCAGTTTGCGGAAAATGAGGAAACCACACGGCAGGCTATGCTTTACACAATTTCTTATCTCTACGAAAACCGCAATACTGCGGACTTTTTGAAATTAACGCTTGTGATTCGTGCATTACTTTTTGCGCAGCGAGAGGATGTGATTTGATTGGAAATCGGAAAATTGAATCAGCGAATTACGATTCTTGAAAATCGCACAATCGTTGACGAAATCGGAAATCACACCACTAAATGGGAAGAAATTTTTTCCTGTTGGGCTTATGTGAGCGTGCAATCACCCACTGAATCCAACGACAATGGTACATCAAAAGAAATTCAGACAATGCAATTCTTCATCCGTCAGAGTTCTCAAACTGTCCGCCTCTCGACTACAATTAATCGGATTCTCTTTCGTAATTTAGAATACGATATTACCGGAATTGTGCCGGATTTTGTACGTAACGATTACATCAAAATCACCGCTGTTGCGAGAAAGGCAGGTGTACCCGATGACATCTATTGACGATTTATCAGCCGAAATTATGGTTGGACTGCGTGAGTATGCAGATTTTGCCGATACGGAAATGAAAAAAGCCGTCCACAAAACTGCGACGACTGTCAAGAAAGAAATCATGGAGAACGCACCTGTCAAATCGGGAGCATACAAGAAAAGTTGGACGGCATCAAAAGTGTCGGAAAATAGCCACGAATTGCAGATGACGGTGCATTCAAAGAATCGCTATCAGCTTGCGCACCTTCTTGAACACGGTCATGCCAAGCGTGGCGGAGGACGTGTGTCTGCCCGTCCGCATATTGCGCCTGCGGAAGAACATGGTGCAGAAATGCTCGAAAACCTGATAGAAAAAGCGTTGAGGTGATTCCTGTGACATACGAAGATATTGCTGAAATGATGCGTGAAATGGGAC